AAGTCATCATTTGAGCGTACTCATTTGGCTTTTTAGACGCATCTAAAGCACTTAAACCACGTCCATATACTAATCTACTAATATTGTTTATAATAGCGTTATTCGTCGTAGAATTCGTGTATCTGTCAATTAGATATTGGAAGTAATTATTGTCTTCACCAAATTCAACCCAAGCATCTCTTTTAGATTCTTGAATCGTAGGCGTTGTGTAAGCACTTAAATTTAAAACGTGTATATTACTCATAAACTATAAATGTATTGCCAGTAGTGTTTGAAACATACTGTCCGTTGTTAACTGAAAAACTTACTATACTTTGGTCTGTACAAAATATTCTATCTCTGTAAATTATTTCAGTTCCGTTTTTTATTTCTAAATTGTAAAAATGATTTTCAACTAAAGCAAATTCAGCTTCTAAAGTTGAATAATAATCTCCTTCTGTAAACTCCCATTCTTCTAAAGATACCGTTTCATTGGTTTGATCGTCCGTTATTTCAACCGTATCAAAAGTCGAACTACGTGGAATAAACACAAAAGTTTGAGGAGTTACATCTGTTGTTAGTACAATCATATATCTATAACGCCAAAACTTCAAAATTGTCCAAAAACAAAAAACCCCACCGTTATGGTAGGGCTTTTCTGCAAGATATATATGGATTAATTGGTAACGATTAAAGCGTCAACAGTTCCATCATTAAAGATAGCAGCTAATTCGCTTTCAGTAGTACAATCCAAGAAATTGGCCGGTATGCGCTCCATGGCCGTAAAAGTCAAATTATAACCATTAAAATCACCCATCTGCGTACCGCTTGACACAGTACCAGCAGTTACGTCACATCCTTGCTCAAGTCCAGCCAAGAAATATTGGTGGTCACGAGTTTCAACTACGATTCTTGGACGTCCGTAAGCTAACATTTTTACATTCTTGTGCGTAGCGATGTCTTGCTTTTTCAATTGTGCAGTCAATACTTGCTCAAAAAATGTAGTACCGTTTTCTCTTGAAGTTTGGATAGTTTGTTCAAATCCATTAGCACCTTTCAACTCATATTTGTACAAAGACAATTGAGAGGCAGGAGTCCATGCTTCAATTACATCAGAATTACCCGAAGTACCGTAAGTAATGTCTTCTGTTGCTAAATCTCCATAGTTAATGAAGTAAATGTTTAAAAGTCCTGAAATTGCATCTTTACAGGCTTCTAATCTTCCGTTTGCTATATCACAGCTCATTTTATTATATTTTTAATGTTAAACAAAAAAGGGAAGGCATTTTACCTCCCCTCGTTTTAAGTTAGTTTATATTAGTTAGCAGAGTTTGTAATACCGTAAGTTACAACGTCAGAAGCAAAACCATACTTAGCGTCAGCAGTAAATCGCATAACTACTCGTACGTTTTGTGAACCGTCATTGTCAGCCATATCAATTACTCTAACTTCATTCATATCATTCATCAAACCTGTTGCAAAGTACAAGTTAGAAGTTTGAGAAAGAAGTGCAGTGTTAGCAGCAAGTCCGTTAGCCATAAATACAGGAACACCGTCAAAGAATAAATCACTTAATGATTGGTTAGTTCCTTTGTTATCGTAACCGTTAGCACCTACTCCAGCAGCAGCAAATCCACCCAATGCACGAACGTAAGCTCTGTAAATGTTAGAAGAAACATAGATTTTCAAATCTTCTTTTCCGTACAATGCAGCAGGACAAGCATCAACTATTTTACCTAATTCTGTGATTACGTTAGCAGCCGTTACAGTAGTTCCAGCAACCTCTTGAGCAGAAGGTAAAGCAGCATCAGTTGTTAATTGTGTCATGATACCAGCGAACTGACCAGCAGTTGCGTTAACACCTTGCCAAATAGAAGTTTCCATTCCAGCAGCTACTTTTTCAGCAGCGTGTGCGATTAAGAAATCTGCGAAAGACTTAGGTAATACGTCAAATGCAGAGTAACCCATTTGAATGGCATCCCAATCCGATCTAAAATCTGATTTACACAAAGTCAAATTAACTTGAAAGCTCTCGGGTTGTAACACTCTCTCTGTCAATGTGATAGTTGAAGTAGGATCGTAATCACAAGTTGCATTTTTGATAATGTCATCAGTAGCTACTCTTTTGATTACTTGTTTGTACTTCACGTTTGGCATGATAGTCATACCACCTTTTTCTAAGGTTGGAGCAGACAATAAAGCTGCTGCAATGTACTTACCTGAAAATTCACCAGCGTAAGTAGTTGTGATTGAAGTTGTTGTTGGCATTTTTTTTTATTTAAAAATTAATTGTTACTTATTTAGTCTTTCTAATACTGAATCCATAATAGTGCGAGGTCTTTTAGATGCAATTTTTATAGATTCTACTTTGTTTTCGTTTTCTGGGTTGAAAGAAATTGGTTTAACTTCTGAAAGTTCTACTTCTTTTTCTTCTTTCAATTTGCTTAATTCAGCTTTTAAAGTTTCGTTTTCAGCTTGTAGTTTTTCGATTTCAGAAAAGAAAGTTTCTTTAACTACTGATTCGATAGTTTTCTTAGGAGCTGTTTTTTCAGTTTCCATTTCTTCTTTCTTTTCAGTTTCTACTTCTACTTCCGCTTCAGGAGCTTCTACTTCTTCTTCCTCTACTTCTTTCTCTTTCACTTCAGCAATTATTCCTTCTTCTACTACTACTAAGATACGTCCATCTTCTAATTCGTACTCTCCAACAGGAACAGGTATTTTTTGTTCGTCTTCTGTTACGATAAAGATTTCGTTTCCACCTTCGAACATATCCGCTTCTAAAACTGTTACACCGTCAGCTAATTTCATTTGCTCAAGGTTTACTTCCATTCCGAGCAAAGTTTTGATTTGGTTTATTAGGCTATTTTTCATTTTTATTAAAATTTAATACTTTGTAAAGTTTTTATTTTACTTGCGAAACCGTTTTTTAATCCGCTATTTAAGTTATCTTTTTGGTCTTTATATACAGGCGGCATAGAAACACCAACTTCTTTAACAAATTTGTCTAATTTATCATAAAGCGGTAAAGCTTTTTCATTGATTAATTTAAGAGCACTAATTTCTTTCAATGCTTTTTCACAAGCTGTTTTTGCAGTATAATATACTTCAAATGATTTTTCTCTTGCAGCCATAGCTTCTTTATAAGCTTTATCTACATCGTCAATTAATGCTAATTCAATTTCGTGTTTAGCTAACTCAGTTTTATCAGCTTTAAATAGTTTTTCGTAAACGGCTCTTTGTGTATTCATGGTAATCTTATTTTATATGTTTATAACTTTTGATTTTTTACTTGTTCCTTTTTTAGCTGTTTTGACGAACGATAGTTCTTACTCCGTTGTTTTCTGTTACATTTACTATATCTGTTCCTGTACCAGCTGTTTTGCCTATTCCTTGAGCTTCTAAGCTACCGTCACAACATTTCTTTTTGTATGTTCCGTCTTTACATAGACACCCTCTTTTGCCACCTCGTGGGCTTACTTTACTTTCTGTTTTCATATTTATTAATTAAATCTTTAATTTTTTCAATCATTATTTCGTCTTCACTTTCTTGCAAGCTCATTTCGTATTTATCTACAAAATATCCCTCGATAGAAAATCCTTTAACTTCACCAGCTTTAACCTTGTTCCAAATTTCATCATTGTTTACTTTCATTGAAATCATCCAAGTTCCCTTAGGTAAACTAAATCCGTATTTAACTGACTTATCTAATTTCTCGTCTTCAATAATCCAACTTTCAACAACTGACATTCCTTCTAACATTTTCTTTTCGTGCTCTAAGGTTGCATTGTTTTGGTTGGCTCTCATTAAAAAAAGTTCACTTGCTTTACGTACTGTATCTTCACTAAAATAAATGTAGAACTCTTTGTCTTTATTTTTACGATAGATTTGTTTGTTAGGAATTAAAGCAGCACCCATTAAGATACGTTTCTCTGTGTCAACTTCTTTGAGTTCTACTTCGTGTTTTTTTAAGGCTACAAAGTTTTCTTCTATCGCTGGACTTTCAACAACTGAAACCGCATTGATACCACTTTCGATTTTATTATCGTCAATCAGTAATTCTATAATCTCAAACTTTTCCATAATTCCTTAACTTATAATGTTGCGTTTTGTACTCGATTTCTATCTAAAGATTGAGCAGAAGTAACTTCACCACTTACCACATACGCTTGTACAGGCTGTTGTTGTAAAGTCGCTAATTGGTTTATTCCACTTGTGCCTATCGTGTTAAACTGTGCAGTCATTGAAGCAGCAGCATCACCACCACCTCCACCACCACCTGTATCAGTTCCTAAACTTGGGCTTTCGTATTTTGATTTAGCAATTTGTGCAATTTTTAAAGCAGCAAATCCACCAGCAATTGTAGCGGCAATAGACTTAAATACAATACCACCGGGAGTATCAGCAAATGCACTTAACACCGCTTTAGTTCCGTCTATACTTGCTTGAGCTAAGTTCGAAGCTTTACGGATTCTAAATGCTGTTCTTTGTCTTTTTTCGTCTTTACCTGCACCCTCCTCCGCTATACTTGCAACTAAGTTTAACGCATCAGCAGTAAATTGGGCAATCTGAAATGCTTTGTCTTTTTTCTTTTTTATTTCTTCCGCATCGTATTTATCTTTTATCTCTTTATCTTTTTCCTGATATTTTAATTGTAAATTAAGTAAAGCCTCATTGTATTCCTCTTGAGTTTTAAACGCACCTTGAATTTGTAATTCATTTAATTTATCAAGTTCTTTTTGTAAAGCAAATCTTTGTTCTAATAATTCTTTTTGTTGGTCAACAGCCATTAACAATTCAGCTTCTTGCCTACGAGATAAACCGTCTGTAAATTCTTGATTTAATCTTTCTTGTTCTTCTTCTGCTGCTTTTAATCTTTCTTCTCGTCTTTTATTTTCTTCTTCTTTTTCTTGATCTCTATATTTTTTATCAATATCCGCAAGTCCTTTATCTAAAGCCTCACGTAAAACCAAAGAGTTTTCATTGTAAGTATCAGCCTCACGAATTAACGCTTCGTACTTTTCTTTTACAGCTTGTATTTCTTGGTCTTCTTGACTTAATAAACTTGTAAAATATTCCTTTTCAGCAGCAGCAATTCTTTCTTGTAAATCTCTTAATCTTTCTAACGCTTCTCTTTGTCTGTCTAAAGCTTCTGCATTTTTATCAACAGCAGACGTATGGTCTTTTGTTGTAGCAGCCATTTTAGAATAATCTCTAATATTATCCCTTGACTGTGCGCCTTTAAATTGTAAAGCTAAAATTTCTTTATCATTTGCTTTTTCTAACTCATCAAGAGCATTTATTTGTTTATTAGTTGTTTCAATTGTTTCCTTTCTTCTTTTATTACCTAATTGAAGTTGAGTTAATGTTGCATTACCACCAGCTAAAAGTTGATTACCGTATGACAATAAATCATCTGTTGCAGTTGTTAATTC